GATCCTGTTGCTCCTGATATGGTACCTGTAGTGCTTAGATTCTCATCGTTGAAAGTTATGGCACCAGATGAATCTGTTATTGATCCATTGGCCAGTGTTAGATTGCCCAGGGTTGAACCTGTTGCCGCCGTTACTGTGCCCGTGGTTGTTAAGTTTTCGTTGCCGAAAGTTATGGCACCACTAGAGTCTGTGATAGATCCGTTTGCAAGTGTTAGGTTACCGATCGTGGTTCCTGAACCTGCTGAAATGGCCCCTGAAAATGTTGTTGTACCAGACACTGACAGTGTGCCGTCCACTATTAGTCCTTCGTTTATGTTGATAGTAGCCGAGTCTGTTGAACTCAACGTCGTTCCTGCTATCGATATGGCACCAAAAACCACCGAACCTGTCCCGCTAGGTAGCAAGTTGATGTCCTCGTTTGATCTTGTGCCCTCGATGTTGTTATCGTTAATCCTAATTGCAGGAAATGAAACTGCCCCTGTTCCCGCTGGTTTAAAAACAATGTCATCATTCGACCTAACAGCAGTTATTTCGTTACCGGCGAATGTAAGTGTATCCGTGCTTATACCAGGAGCACTATACAAGTCAGTGAAATTATCATTCACTTTTTCCATCGCGGCTCGTAGATTATCTCCTGTTCCGTCGTTTGCGTTTGTTCCTAAGTTAAGTGTCTGTTTTGCCATGTTTATGCGTTTATAACCCTTCTTACTACTTTGACCACGTGATCGTTAGTGTTATTTATTGTGCCTCTCAGTCGTAAATTGCCACTGTCAACATCTGCTGTGATGGTGATCAACCCAGTTGAAGAGCCCACGGCTCCAAATGTGCTGATGTAGGCTGTGGAACCATCGTGTGTGACATTGGCCTCAAACAGTTCATAGTTTCCACCCGCCTCATCCACTACTTGCACATTATATTTGGCAGATCTGAATGTTGATGCACTAACTGAATCAATTGTTGTCGTGGCAGTTGACGTGCCCGGACCCCTTGTTAAGTTTACTCTGTATGCGTTTACTTTTGTAGAACCACCCGATGTTGAAGTTGCCGAGAGTGTTGTTGTGCTACCTGCATGGCCGACTGATAATAAAATTTGATCTGTGCCTTTTGTTGACGTAAGTCCGTACTGTGTCACGAATGCGTTTGTGCCATCACTGACCACCGCCGCCTCACAGATCGCTGAGTGGCCTTCTGAAGCATTGTGAGAAACTATCACATAGTGTGCCGCTTGGTATGTGCCAGTGCTGAAAGTGTCCAGAGTCGTTGTCGAACTGGAAACTGTGACATCTCCTATCACGTTGATGTTTGTTGAACTCCTGTCTGCCTCGTTGTCCGCTAGTATGATCCTGTATGCGTGTACTCTTAGGCTTGGTTCAAGACCGGCCGCTTTGACCTCAACGTTACTACCGTTTATGGCCGCAGTCAAGGTTACAAGATCGTTGTTACCTGTGTTCACTATGTTGTATGTTGTTATGAAAGCAGTTGTTCCGTTGTGTACCACATTACACTCTATGTTACTGCATTCTGTTTTGGATGCGTTGTTCACAGAGATGTAATACTTGGCTCCCCTGAATGATCCGTGTGCCCATGAGTCAATTACTTCACTTGCACTGTCCACGTCTGTGTTGATCACGACGGCCGCTTCGTCCTCACCGGAATATCCTGTGGAGTCATCATCACCCAGTCCTATCCTGTAGAATGAAACTGAGTTCTCTGGAGAATTTCCTGTACCTAACAATCTCACAGACCCACTTGAAATGTCAACAGTTGACGTGACATGATTGTTTGTTCCTGTCTTTGCCCTTATACTGCTTGTTATGAAAGCATTTGAGTTGTTATGCACCACGGAGTGTTTAATAACTTCGAACTCATCGCTGGCATCATCTCTGTTGACTGCCAAGTACCACGCACTGTCATATTTTGAAGTCGCAAAACTGTTCTGCACTGCGGTACCAGATTCTATCCTGTTGTGAGATCCAACAGCAGTAACATGATCTATTTCCGAAATACTTGTGAATGTAATTGTTTGAGAAGTGTCTTGAATGGTAGACACACCGAACAAGATAGGAGAACTCGCCCATGACAACTGACCGCTTCCGTCTGTCTGTATCAGTTGTCCTACCGTTCCATCTGAGTTAGGCAGATTTAGGATGCCGTTGATGTTCACATACCCTGATCCATTGGCCTCGAATTCGAGATCGTCATTTGATCTATGTGCAGTTATGGTGTTATCCTTTAGTTTGACCCCGGCCGCATCGAACTCATTAGTATTTGAAAATGTTGGAAATGAAGAGAACGTTCCCGCCGCTGGTGTATTTGCGCCTATCACAATATTGTCTATTGTGGTGCTAGTTATTTCGACTTTGTCAACAACAGGGTTTCCACTTCCATTGCCCGATAGCTCAAGGTTTGAGTTGGACTCATCTGTTGATATCGTGTTGTCTTTAATTTGCATTCCTTTAAGGTCAAGTAGTCCGGTTATTGTTTTGTTACCTGTGATCACAACGTTACCTGTTGTGGTTACTGCGCCTGTCGTAAGTCCGGTTATGATCTCCACATTACCGGAACCATTCCCATTCAACACAAGATTGTCATTGGATCTTGTGACCTTAATCACGTTGTCTTTTAGGTTAATGCTGGAGTCTATGGTAAGATTACTCACGTTGACTACTCCTGTTCCTCCGGGAGTCAGTACTAGATCCGCGTTTGAACTGGTCGAAATTATGTTGTCATTGAAATTGAGGTTGTCTACTGTTGTCGAGGCCGCGAAAGATGTCACTCCGGACACCGTTGCCATACTGCCGAGTGTGGTCAATCCACTGACATCCAAAGTACCTGTTGTCGTTAGATTGTCATCGCTGAAACTGATGGCACCTGTTGTATCCGTGATAGAACCACTGCCGGCAGACAGTGTGTTGTTGATTGCCATGCTTGAGGCCGACGTTGTTAGATTCTCATTTCCGAAACTTATGGTGCCAGAGGAATCCGTTATAGATCCATTGGCCAGCGTTAGATTACCTATAGTGGAACCTGTTGCTCTTGCTATCGTGCCTGTCGTGGTTAAATTTTCATTTACAAAACTAATGGCACCTGATGAATCCGTTATGGATCCATTGGCCACTGTCAATGTATTGTTGATGGCAATGGATGTTGAAGTCGTTGTCAGGTTCTCATCGCCAAAACTTATTGCTCCACTTGAATCCGTTATTGATCCATTGGCCAATGTTAGATTACCAATGGTAGAACCTGTTGCTCTTGCAATGGTACCGGTTGTCGTGACGTTCTCGTTGCCGAAACTGATTGCTCCACCTGAATCCGTTATGGATCCATTGGCCACTGTCAATGTATTGTTGATGGCAATGGATGTTGAAGTCGTTGTCAGGTTCTCATTGCCGAAACTGATTGCTCCACTGGAGTCTGTTATTGATCCATTGGCCAGTGTTAGGTTACCTATCGTTGAACCTGTTGCCCTGGTTATTGTACCAGATGTCGTGACGTTCTCATTGCCAAAACTTATGGCACCTGATGAATCCGTTATGGATCCGTTGGCTACAGTAAGTGTGCTGTTGATGGCAATTGACGTTGCAGTCGTTGTCAGGTTCTCATTGCCAAAACTTATGGCACCACTTGAATCCGTTATGGAACCATTTGCTAAAGTCAGGTTACCAAAAGTGGAACCAGAGCCGGCTGTTATTGTTCCTGTTGTGGAAAGGTTTTCATTTCCAAATGCTATTGCACCACTTGAATCTGTTATAGAGCCATTTGCGAATGTAATATTGCCAAGGGCTGATCCAGTCCCGGCTGACAGTGTTCCTGTTGTTGTCAGATTCTCATTGCCAAAACTAATGGCACCTGTTGAATCAGTTATGGATCCATTTGCGTATGTTTGTGTTCCGAAAACTGATCCTGTTGGGAATGTTTGTGCACCACTGAATGCGAATGTACCACCAAAGGCACCGGAGCCGTCCACTATTAAGTTTTCATTTATGTTTACACTTGTTGAATCTGGTGCACTTATCGATGTGCCACTGAAACCAATTCCACCTATGATCACCTTGCCCGCGCCATTGGCCTTCACTAGTATGTCCTGATTGGCACCGGTGGTTTTTATATTGTTGTCTTCGAAAGTAAGGGTAGGGAACACCACGTTTCCTGTGCCCGAAGGTGAGAGCACTATGTCCGCATTTGAAGATTCCGATGTAATATTGTTTCCTCTGAATTTTATATCACCCAAATGTGCCGGAAGTGCATAAACTTCTGTGAAGTTTGTGTTGATCCTTAGGCCGGCTCTCCTGATAGTGTCACCTGAACCATCATCTGCCTGAGCTCCTATGTCGATGATCTCCTGGGCCATTTACTATCCTGTACTAATTCTAAGATCGTTACCGCTTCTGAACAACTGACCTGCCACACTTGGATCACTTGTAGGTAAGTTGGCCATCATTATTTTAATAGGTATCATTTCAACTGCACCTGTGCCTGTTGCATCAAGTTGTAGGTTGTCATTGGATCTATTTGCTGTAATAATGTTATCGGATATCGTCACTGCATCTAAAACAATATTACCTGTTCCGTTTGCTGTCAGTGTGATATCTGCATTGGTCGTTATTGGTGAAATTGTAGTATTATTGATCTGCAAGTGATCTACTTCAATTATACCTGTGCCATTTGCCTGGAGTTTTAGGTCACCGTTAGTGACACTTGTTGTCAACAATCCTGTGTCGCCATCGCCTACCAGCGAAAACACCTCTTCAAAGTTGGTGTTGACCTTGGTCATAGCGGTACGCAAAGTATCGCCTGTGGCTGGGTTTCCTACTGCTCCTGTGTCTATTGTTAGTCTTGCCATAATATGTTATTCGTATTTATTAAATAATAATATGTTCATAGAAACCCTAAAGACGATGAAGTTGTACAAGAGGGAGAGCAAACTGGGTACAATGCACAACTACCACAGGAAGAACCTTATCTATGTGTTCAAGTGCGACGCCTGTTCGGAGACATTCATGAGACCCAAGGGCAAGGTTGATCCGGAACGTGCTTCAAACGACTACAAACACGTGTGCAATAACTGTGATTCCAAGAAGTTCGCACAGTCAGTGGGTGTCAAGATGCGTAAGGTATATCAGTTGGACGCCAGCAGTACCAAGACCCTATAACTGTTTCCATCTGATGTCGTCACGTGATCCTGTGATCCATCTCTGTAGGTCGGCGTATATGCCACACTTGATATTGGGCTGGTCGAAGTACCATCGCAGGAACGGATTGCCTTCAAGGTACTCTCGCCTGTTTATGAAGTGGAAGTTGGTGTTGGGGAATTTCCTAAAGATCTGTCGCAGTTGATACATCCATTCGTACTTGAGGTAGGCCTTCATGCTGGCCCTGTCTGGGTAGTTGATTGAATTCTTATATATGTTGTTCTGTGTCCTGCTTGGTGTATCCATCTCCCACTGCTGGGCACCCATTATGTCAAACGCCATGATCACTACGTTCTTTATGCCTGACTCCGCGGCCATCAACACTGCACTGCAACCCGAACCCTTCGCCTTCGAGAAGTCGTTGGTCTTGATCTTGCCGCCTTTCTTGATGTCACCGCCACGCCACACCCTGTAGATCTTTAGGCCATCGGGCACATGATGTTCATGGTCGCCTTCACAGATGTAGTTCCATTTGCTTATGTCCTGTGGACCGTGGATTGCCGGAGACTCTTTGCCGTTGTTGTGCCACTTTGCCAGTTCTTCGTACATGGGAGGATTTACCGCCACTATGTGATTACACAGCATTGGATGATCCCTATAGATGGCGTTACACCCATATATCACACCATATCCCTTTAAGTTATCTATTGGAAAAATATTTCTTGATTCACCGTTACCTATTATGAAAGCGGTATCCATTATACACCAAACGATTCTCCACATCCACACGAACTTGAACTGTTGGGATTGCTTATCTCAAACTGTGAGCCAAATGTTTCTTCCACCCAGTCAATTTTTGTTCCTGCGACATACAGCATGGAAGTTTCATCAACTACGAATCTACCTGTGTGCCAATCTTCCACGTGGTCATCTTTATCTATGGACTCTTTTGTGTCTGCGAATCCCCATTCGTACTTGAATCCTGCACAACCACCGCCCAGCACTGCTAGACTCACTGCGTACTTGCCGGGATTCTTTTCAAGCAATTTTTCTATTTGGTTCTTTGCCTCTTCTGTGATTTCAAACCATTTATGATTTTGGTAACCTTCCATACTATTAATTATCATTAATCTTTACCACTGTTTTGTATTCCGACTTGCATCCAAAATCTAGTTGCGTCACGCTTTATCTCGAAACTCATAAAAGCGTTTTGATGCTCCCAGTGATTGGCCGGGTTCTCTATTTCGCCTGCAGGTTTGAACCACCAACCCCATTTACCTTCACAGTTCCGTTGGCACCAATCTATGCATTCACCCACTATGCCATTGCTGTTCATGTCAATGTTGTACTCGAACTGTTGCATGTATCCACAGTCTTCTGGCACTTCATCTAATCTTGGATTGTTCTTCTTCACTTTCACTTTGCCGTATTTCCTACCAGTTTGTTGCATGTTCTATATTCCATTTCTTTCCTGAACACTTTTCTCCACACTCTCTGACCGATGACAGGTTATTGAACAACTTGGACCACAACGGATCGTCGAGTGTTTCTGCTAAGGTTTGGGTAGGTTTGATGTAATCAAAAATGTCTCTGTTGTGACCATACCTCAATGCTGTCCAACAGCAAGGATAAAATCTACCCTGTGCGTTCAGATACAACCCTTTGTTGCCTATCATACACAACGGTATGATTGATGCCTTAGTATCTGCCTTATAAAATCTTTCTGTGAAAATATCAAGGCAGTTGTCCTTCCATTCCTTGCTGGACAATTTATCAGTTGTCCTGGTAAATCTCCCTTGTGATATAAATTGGTCGCTTGGTTGTAAGGGATCGTTTATGGGATAGGCCGGATAGTTCTTGTTAAATTTTGTACTCAAGGTCAGTTGGAAAGCATCAAACCCGTGTTCCTTGGCCATCTCTTTCATTTGTACTATTTTGTCTTCGTTAAACTTGAACGCTATGGCGGCCCAGGTCTTGTATGCCTTGGTATTTCTCAAGGTTTCAATGCCTAGCATGATGGACTGCCAGTCACAATTGACTCTGTAATTGTTGTTTGAGTCTTGGTCCCATCCATCTAGTGAAAAATGTATGTGGTCATTTTCGTTGAGCACACCGTCTAACTCTTGCCACCATTGCTGTGTTTTGTAAGATCCGTTGGTCACTATGACAAATTGTACTTGGTCGTTATTTTCCCTAAACCAAGCAATTATTTTTATCAGATCCTTTGCATATATGGGATCGCCGTCATCACCACATAAGGTTATTTTTCTAACCTCAGTCAACATCTTTCCTACGAAGTTATTTTTGAACCAGTCCAATGTGAGATCACTATTGGCCAATCCCTGTGGCACTTCCTGTCTGCTACACCTAGGGCATCTAAGGCTACATTTCGAACAGAGTTCTATGTGCCAGTGCTCCAGTGGCCACTTGTGGATGTTTTCAAATATCATTTCCAGTTATCTATCACCCACTGGTCTCCGCATTCCATGGGGTTCGGTGATCCATGGAACACCGCCACTCGGTTGTTGTGTTGAATTTTCACTGGTTCCTTGAACCATTTCTTTCCGTCCTTGGTCAGTAGTTTGGTGTCCTTGAATCCTATCATCTCCCACTTGTATGATCTTATCCATTCGTCTGGGAACCATGTGATGTCATCCCTGGCTCTCTTGGTTATCCAGTCCTGGTCTCCGTGATTCTGTTGCATGATCTGTGACCATCTCTCTTTGAACTCCGTCCATAGGTAGTCCATCGTGCCGGCCTCCCATCTCATGCAACTGGAGTTTGAAAGTTTCCAGTCCTTTATCCTACACCTGTTGAAGTCTCTGATTATGTTAAACTTGCCTGGATTTGTGAACAGTGGGTCTATGTTATCAAATATCACAACATCAAGATCAAAAAATAACATGTTGCCCCTCAGTGGTATCTCAGGTGCGAACATCCATAATTTACTCCACCAAGTCTTGATCCACGGATCGTTTGGTAGTTTGATCACGTTGACCCCTGGGTCTAGTCCTGTTGGATCATCTGTGAAACAGTGGAAAGTATACTGCACGGTTGTGTGTCTTTTGACCATACTGTTGAGAACATTGACATACTTGGCTGGGTACTTGTTCCCCCATTTAACGCATACTACGTGATTCATAACCTTTTTTAAGTCCTTCCATTTGTATCCTTTTCCAATCACTGCTTTCCAAAGTGTAGGGGTAGTCACACTCCACGGATGGCCCTGTGATTGTTCTAATGCTAGTGATATTTAAATTCTTGTTCATTGTGTGGTGTATGTCTTGAATGCTGGCATTTGTACCAAATGTCCTTTGCAGGTCTACCTGTCCTATCTTAATATAACCTAATGACAACTTTGGGTCTCCCCAATCGTAATTATTGTCCTTGAGCCAATTTCTATATTCGTCCATCTCCTGTTTTTTGAAATCTTGCTTTTCTGTTATTGTCTGTCCCCATTCTACATCAAACTCTCCGGAGTAATATTTCTGATGATTTATCTCTGAACAAAGTGCATCGGTCATCTTAGGTGCATGTTCGTCCCTGAATACTTCGTACAGTGTCTTTCCAACCTGTGACCAGTGCAGGTAAACCCCGCCTAGTTCTCTGTCATACCTATTCTGTTTGAAAAGTTCAAAGTCTTCGTCGTGTAAATCATGCCTGGGTGCATTCAAGAAAGTGGTTATCTGTGATGCCCTCATCCATTCGGACTCTATGGCTTTTTTCCTGTCGGCATTGACCCAACTTTCGATTTCATGACAAATATTGTTAAGTTGTCTGATTGCATATTTGGTTTCCGCGTCTGCCTGTTTATAAAAGTCTGAAACCTCCCAAGCAGTGCCTTG